GAGGAGCCGATTCCGCCTACAGGTGGATACAGTCGCAACTGGCCAAGTCAAAGTTGCTTACTACGGATATGCAGCCATTGCCCCGAAAGTTGGCGCTGGTGCTTATCTATGGAAAGTTGCATAGTTAATTAAAAAAAGTGAGGGCCAGTCCGCTCCCGAGCTGGCCTCTCACCTAACTGCTTGAAAGGATGACGAAATGCCTACGATAGTTACGGCCACAGAGCTTAGGACCATTCTTGGCGTTTCGTCATCCCTATATAACGATGCTTATCTAAACGACATAGTAGATGCCTCGGAGAATCTAGTTCTTCCAATGCTAGTTACTTTCCAAAGCAAGATTAACAAAGTAAGACTTGAAGATAATATTGCTTACTTCATTACCGCAACAATCCAAGAATTTACCGAAGGGCAATCCGTAATCATTACGGGATGCGCCTCGCCATTTAACGGCACACACACAGTATTAGCAGATGGATTATCAGATTATGAATTCGCCGTTGCAATCACCAATGCAGACATATTGGAAAAGAATGTTATCCCAGCAGGAAATGCTGCGCTCTCTGGATTATCAACCTATGTCGGAAATGCCAATGCTGAAGCTGCTATTCTGGCTATCTCCGTCGAAATCTTCCAAGCAAGAACCGCCGCTGGTGGATCAATCGAAGGCGTAGATTTTGCAGTTACCCCTTACCGCCTATCTAAGAATTTACTTGCCAAAGTAACTGGCTTACTTGGCCCATATCTTGATGTTGAAACGATGGTCGGCTAATGCCAGCATCAACAATTGCCACAGATGTTAGAGGCGCTATTAAGACCGCTTTGGCTGGATGCACCGCTAATGTTTATGACTCAGTTCCCGAAGCGCCAATAGTTCCAGCAATTGTAGTTATTCCAGACTCGCCCTATATGGAGCTTGAAGTCTTAGGCAAATCAACTACTCGGGTTAAATTAAATTACACCATAACCGCTTGCGTTGCGTATTTCAGCAACGCCGCTGCTCTTGACAATTTAGAGCAACTAATTATCAGTATTCTTGGAGCGCTAAACGCTTCCAAGTATGAGTTATCGATAGTCGAAAGACCTTCAGTAACTGAAGTTGGAACTACAACCCTGCTAGTTTCAGATATTCGCTTGAGCGTCCGCTACGAGCAAACCGCATAGGAGACCCAAATGGCAACAACAGTAATAACTGGGCGCGATGTGACCTTCACTATTGGGGGCAACTCATTTGACGCTCAAACAACTTCAGCAGTCTTATCTGCTGAAACAATTATCGAAACTTATCAAACCCTTGATGGTCGCGCTTATAAGTCCGTTGATAAGCAATGGACATTCACACTAGAACTCTTGCAGGACTGGGGCGCAGCAGGATCACTATTTGAAATTTTTTGGGGTGTTGCAGAATCAGCACCCAATACTGGTATCCAAGTAGTATTCACCGCTGCAAGTGGAGCGACATTCACTTTCCAAGTATTGCCAATATTCCCATCCGCTGGCGGAGCTGCTCCTGGAGCTCTTACAGACACTTGGACATTGACAGTAATTGGACAACCAGCAGAGTCTTACACCTAAGAAATCGGAGCATCGGGAGCTATGAAGTCGCAAATTACAATTACATATAACTCAGGCGAGCAAGCAACTTATATTGCCCAACCGCCTGAGTATGCCAAATGGGAGAAGGCGACTGGCAAGACGATTGGCGAATTAGGCGGAGTCTGGGACATTATGTTTTTGGCTTATAACGCAATGAAACGCGAATCGGCTGGTAAGCCAGTTAAGGCTTTCGATGTATGGATGGAAACAGTTGCCGACATTGATGTGAGCAACCAAGACCCAAAAGCCATACCGCTGGAAGCATAAATTACCTTCTAACGCTTCTGGCAATCGAGACGCGAATTCCCAAACAATATTGGGATGATGCGGAAGATGTCCTTACCGCTTTGGAGATATTGAAGGAGAGAAATGGTGGCAAGTGATCCGATTACTTATGATCGCGCTGAGCTATCAGGTATTCTTAAAGCCTTTAAAGCAATGGATGACCAAGCAGTTCAAGAAGCCAGAGCAGAAAGTAATGCCCTCGCAACCTATGCCGCCAACCAAATTAAAGTTACCGCGATGGGACGAACGGTCGCGAGTGCTGGTGTTCGGAGAGTTGCCGAAGGTGTCAGAATCAGCAAATCATCTAAAATCGGGGAATTCTCTTATGGCTTTGCATCTCAAAGGTTTTCTGGTGGCGCAACAACACAGAAGCTCTGGGCGGGTCTTGAATTTGGAAGTAACCGCTATAGCCAGTTCCCCAGAAGAACTCCCAATCGCGGACGCGGCAATTCTGGCTACTTCATCTACCCGACACTTCGCAAGATTCAGCCTGAATTAGTGCGTAAATGGGAAGAAGCCTTCGCTACAATCTTAAAGAAATGGGGATAACAAATGGCTGGTAATAGAACGCTTAAGTTATCTATCCTTGCCGATGTTGATGATCTCAAAAAGAAACTTGGTCAAGGCGAAAAAGAAGTGCAAGGTTTTGGCGATAAGTTAGGTGAATTTGGTAAGAAAGCCGCAGCAGCCTTTGCAGTAGCAGCAGCGGCAGCAGCTGCCTATGCTGGCAAGTTATTGATTGATGGCGTTAAGGCTGCAATCGAAGATGAGAAGGCTCAAGTCAAGTTAGCTCAAACTTTAGAAAATACAACTGGGGCAACTAGAGAACAGATTAAAGCCGTTGAAGACCAAATTCTTAAAATGTCTTTGGCAACTGGTGTAGCCGATGACAAACTAAGGCCGTCTTTTGAAAAATTAGTTAGAGCTACGAATGATGTCGAAGAGGCTCAAAAATTACAAACATTAGCTTTAGATATAGCCGCAGGATCAGGCAAAGACTTAGACGCAGTAAGTCAATCATTAGCTAGGGCTTATGACGGCAATACTTCAGCCCTTAGCCGCTTAGGAATTGGCTTGTCATCTGCAGAGCTTAAATCAATGAGCTTTGATGATGTAACTGCTCAATTAGCACAAACCTTTGGGGGACAAGCTTCAGTCCAAGCCGATACTTTTAGTGGTAAAGTTGCAAGACTTCAAGTGGCCTTTGATGAAGCTAAGGAATCAGTTGGAGCCCGACTACTTCCGATTCTTACTAACTTGCTAGACCAATTTAATAATAACCTTGCTCCAGCGATTGAGGCAATACAAAAGAAATTTGAACCTCTCACTAAAGCGATTGAAGATAATAAAGAAGAATTTACTGCCATTTGGAATTTTTTGAATAAATATATTGTCCCTATTTTGACTGGCGCTCTCAAAGCTGGAGTAAGCGGAATTATTACTACATTTACAACTCTAGTTAATATCATTGGAAAAGCAGTCAATTTTTTCAAAGACTTATATGACGCTTACAAAAAATTTGTTGATTTTATCAAAGATAATCCTTTAACCGATGGCTTAGGGAAACTTAAAGATTTCATTACAGGTGCAGGTTTTGGCAATGCTAATTTTGTTCTCGGCGCCGCCGGTGGCGGTGGCGGCGGCGGTAATGGTGATGAAGCTGATGGCGGTAATTTTACCAATCCATTTGCTCCAAGTATTCCATTTATACCTTCTCAGCAATATCTAGATGCAATTGCAAGGAGAAGGCAATTAGAAGAAGAAACAGCTGCTATTCGCAAACGAATAGCAGATCGCAAAGCTGGTATCACTACTACCAGCACCGCTAATCAAGGGATTACTATAAATGTAAATGCTCCGTCCGCGATTGACTCCGAGGGCTTTACTAGATCAGTTATTGAAGCCTTAAATGAAAGTCAGCGTAGAACTGGCTCGCTAGATACCCTAACAATATGACAGCTTGGAATCCCGTATATCGAGTCAAAGTCAATGGCTCCACAGTTACTGAAGTAAGTCTTAGCGGACTTACCATTAGTTCTGGCCGTAATGATATTTACTCTCAGCCTCTTGCTGGTTATTGCAGTCTTACTTTAATTGAAACTGCTGAATCAGCGGTTCCCTTTGAGATTAATGATGCAGTTACTATTGAAGTTCAAAACACCAGCGCGGTTTATGTAAATTTATTTGGCGGCTTTATAACTGATTTGGGTATTACAGTTCAAACCTCGGGATCAACTGCTACCTCACAAAGAATACAGATAACCGCCGTAGGAGCTTTAGCGCGACTTGCTAGGGCAGTTTATACTGGCAACTTTGCCCATCAATTTGATGGAGACCGCATCAAACAATTAATTAGCACCGTATTATTTGACCAATGGAATGAAGTGCCAGCTGCCGAGACTTGGAATGGTTATGACGCAACTACTCAATGGCAAGATGCAGAAAATAGCGGATTAGGTGAGATAGATACTCCTGGTGATTATGAGCTGCACTCTGAGAATAATTTAGACGATACAGTTTATAGCCTTGCTTCTCGCTTTGCGACTAGCGGCCTTGGTTATTTATATGAAGATTCTCAGGGTCGAATTGGCTACGCCGATTCAACACATCGCAGCGAATATCTAGCGACTAATGGCTATATTGATCTTGATGGCAATCACGCCATTGGCCCAGCTCTTTCAATAGTTAAGCGAGCTGGCGATGTGCGCAACGCAATCACAGTCGGCTATGGAACTGGCAGCGCAGAGGTAACTGACGAGGATGCAGCCTCAATATCGCTTTACGGCCAATTAGCCACCACAATATCTACAACTCTTAGGCATCAACACGACGCCGAAGCGCAAGCAGCCTTCTATCTACTTATCCGCGCTTATCCTCAATTTGCCCTACGCCAGATAACCTTCCCATTAGCGAGCGGTGAAATCGACAATTCAGACCGAGATAACCTTCTTGGCGTATTTATGGGCCAACCGCTCAATATCATCAATTTGCCAGCCAATATGGTAGGCGGTGAATTCCAAGGATTTGTCGAGGGATGGACTTGGACTGCCAGCCTAAATCAGCTCAACCTAACTCTAAATGTATCGCCTATCGCTTTTAGCCTTCAGGCGTTCAGATGGAACTCAGTCCCAGCGACTGAGACTTGGAATACAATAAGCCCGACTTTGGACTGGCTCAACGCTACAATAGTTGCATAGGAGAATAAATGCCAACGACAACAAATTACGGCTGGACAACCCCAGCAGATACGGATTTAGTAAAAGATGGTGCAGCCGCCATTAGAACCCTTGGCAGCTCAGTTGATACGACCACCAAAAATTTAAATCCACAAACTACAACTGGCGCAATTGCTTATCGTTCTGCGACCTCAAATGTAAATACTTCGTTAGCGATTGGAACCGCTGGTCAGGTTCTTACAGTTAATAGCGGTGCAACCGCGCCCGAGTGGGCTACACCTGCCGTTGGTGGTGGATTAACTTTGATTAGCACTACTAATTACACTGGCGGATCGGCAGCTTTGACCATTTCAAGTATTCCGACAACTTATAAAAATATTTATGTTTTATGGTCAGGATTTTATCCTTCTGCAGATACCGGCAGCATTTTCTTAAGGGTCAATGGTGATACTGCCAGCAACTATGTAAGAATTGGCGCATTAGGTCAGCAATATTCGTTTGCTACTTCTTTTGCTCTTAATCATTGGACAGTTCCTACATTTTCAACAAATATCGCTTACCGCGCAGTAGCTTGGATTCAAATTCCAAATTATGCCACTACTAGCACAGGCAAAATCATTGATAGCAGTTTTACAACTATTTTTGATGCTGCCACCTCTAATAATGCTGGCGCTACTGAATCAGCTTTATACATTGGAACTTCTGCCATCACTTCTATTTCCTTAAATACTGGAACTGGAAATTGGAATGGCGGCGTTGCCCTACTTTATGGAGAGAACTAAAATGACTGAACCAATCATAGTTGCAGAACACAATATTGAACTTGATGAATATATTATCCGCGATATGACCGATGAGGAAATAAAGCAACGCAAAAAAGACGAATTGGAATCAGAATTAAAAATGCAACAATTTGCAGAAGCGGCAGCTAAAAAAGCCGAAGCTGAAGCAAAACTGGCGGCCCTTGGTCTTACGGCTGATGATTTGAAAGCTTTGGGCCTTGGCTAAATTATGCGCTGCTGGTATTCAGCTTCGGGAGCAAATCGATGACGATTATCCTGATCGCGATAGGAAGTCTGATGGCTGGATTGCTGACGCTAGGCATCTTGCTAAAGGCAGTTCTGACCACATACCAGTCGATGGAATCGTTAGAGCTATAGATATTGATGCTGATTTATCAGCTCATAAAGAAGAGGCTTACGCGCTAGTTGAGAAGATTCGCAAGTTAGCCAAGAAGGGCGATAAGCGAATTAAATACATAATCTACGATGGCAACATTATGAGTCCGATACTCGGATGGAAGCGCAGAGCTTACAAAGGCGCTAATCCTCACCGGTCGCATTTCCATATTTCATTCACAACTTTGGGAGACAAAGATGGCAGTTATTTCAACCTCGAAGGAGAAGCTAATGAGCGACTTAAAGAAAATGGCAGAGAGCTGGGCAAAGACATTCCTAGCAACGGCGCTAGCGACCTACTTAGCAGTCGGCCTAGATGTCAATGCAATTGCAAATGCGGCTCTAGTGTCAGTCTTGCCTAGCATTATTAACTGGCTCAACCCTAATTATGAGCGTTACGGCAAAGTCCGTTAATGGTTGCAGCTGAACTAGCAACACTAGTTGCATCAGTTCTAGGTTCTATAGCCTTACTGATTGCTGGGCTTCGCTACATAATTAAATTGGAGAATATTCCAATAGTGTCGCGCCTTGATAAAATGGAGAGTCAGTTAGAATTGGCCCTAGCGAGAGGGGTCAGAAATGGCAACGCGAAAGCGCGTAAGTAAGAAGCGACCTAAGAGGCGTAGAACTACTAAGGAAACGCCTTTAACAAAACTTGATTTTTGGGCTATCGCTGCCAATGAAGTTTATAAAGCTTGCCGTAGAGCAGGGATGGATGAAGGAACTTCACTGGCTTTTGCTATGGATCGTAGCTCTTATCCTGATTGGATAGTGCCTGCCGATGACCCAATAAAGAAAATAGGTTGGGAAGATGGCGAGGAAGATAACTAATCTACTTTCGAGAGGTTGAGCTTTTTGAGGCTCTCAAGTCGCTTTATCCAGACTTGACGCCTTTATCAGCGACCGACCGAGCGGACGGCGTAACCCATAACGCCTTTATTGAACTTAAGTGCCGTAGGACTCATTACGATACTTTGATGATAGAGAAGAAGAAGTGGGATTATCTGGCCGATATAAGGGCTAGGACTGGCTCTAAGACCCTTTATATCAATGCGACACCTAAAGGGGTCTATCAATTCGACTTAGGGGCTATAAGCGAGCCTGAGTGGGCTTTAAAGCGCTTGCCTATAACTACTGACTTTGCCAACCGAGAGACCAACGAAAGACTAGCTGGCTTTTTAGATATACGACTCGCCGACTTATTGCTTGTCTAAATCTATTTAGACCCTTAATCTATTTACCTAAATCCATTTAGGGTTTAGAGATTAGGGAGCAAAATGATAAATAAAGTAACTCTAATTCGATTTGATTCTCAAGCAGGGGCTTGGACTGATGAGACAAATTGGGTTAAGGGATCAATAATCAGACGATTCGCTAAAGAGCGGATGGGTAAAAAACAGCTGCGAGGCCGTTTATCAAAGGCTGAGATATCTGCATATTGGCTTGATAAATATGGGGTGAGTGCAGATGTTTCCTAATTTATCTGATGAAGCAGTAGTAGGAATAATTATTGGCGTTCCATTTATCGGCCTTTATTTATGGGCTCTTTGGACTTCAGCCAAAGCCAAAGCCTTTAATGATGGATATAAGAGAGGGAGAGCAAGTGTCCGATACTCAGAAATCGTTAAATGAATGGCTTGAAGAAGCTGGAAACACATTATTCGACAGGGGCATCGAGTATGGCGACCCGAGGCACAATTTACTACGCATTTACAAAATCAGTAAAGCACTCGGTATTCAGCTCAGAGACCCATCTGACTTGGCAATTATTGCTATCGCGACCAAACTCTCAAGAATGGTGGAGAGTCCAGAGCGCGAAGATTCGTATCTCGATCTCATTGGATACGCCGCTATCTTGGGTCGATTACGATTTTCAACACCAGAAGATTGGGACGACATTGAGTCTGACT